GTCTTACCATCATCTGAGTCAAACCATAGAGACCCAGTTGTTGGTGTAGAAGGTGCTGTTGAAGAAACAGTTGCACCGCCAGCGCCTAGCTCTGTATAGGTTGTACCATCGACGGTAAATTCCCATTTATCTGTTGTCTCATTCCAGCGAATAGCAACATTTGTAGATGTTCCTCTTTCAACTTCAAGCCCTGCATTTAAGCTTGGTGATGCTGTAACTCCAGAGTTAAGAAGAACAAAGTTGTCTTCAACATTAAGATTTGCAGTATTAAGAGTTGTTGTATTTCCATTAACAGTTAAATCACCTGTGACTGTAAGGTTGTTTGCAATAGTAACATTAGATGGAAGACTTAATGTAATGGCAGCATTTTCTGATCCAGAACCAGTTACTGTTATTTCATTTGCAGTACCAGTAATTGTAGCAACATAATTTCCAGTAGTATCTGTGCCAAGAGTAATTGGACCATTAACCCACAAAGATCCGTTATATTTTAGAAAATCACCAGCAGCAAGAGTATTTGAAATATTAACATCATGCAATTCATTAAGCTCATAACCATTTTGTGTTGCAACATAAATAATTCCATTAACAGTTGCTCTTACAACAACACCAATAAAAACAAGATGTGCTGGAGATACTGGCTTAGTTGTTGTAAATTGACCATTTGTTCCAAGCCAAAGAATATCTCCAGCTGTATAACCTACACTTAAATCTATTCCATCAACATAACCACGAGTTATGATTGGACCATTCTGTGAAGATGCAATAGGATTGCCAACAACACCTATCGTCTTTGAAGAGGTTGTATCGCTTGAGTTATCTGCTCTTTTAACAGTAGCGTGATCGCCGGTTCCACCAAAAAGATAAACAACAGTTCCTGTCGTTAATGTATTTGCTTCAGCATTTCTAACATATGAAACAACTGGGATATGACTATTAACCCATTGTGTTCCGTTATAACTTAAGCCCTGAAATTCTTCAGGAGTGGTAATACTGACATCAGTTAACCCACTAAGGGTATCTGCATTTTCGGCTTCGGAAAGTAGTGACCTATTAAGATCAGGCATATTCAACACCGCTAATTGTAAATGTTATGGCGTTTGCCGTAACCTGATCAATATACAGTTTACTATTAGCAGGCATGACTATGGAAGTATTGTAATAGACAACATTGTTTGCAAGGACATTAACATTGCTAACAATCTTGTTGTTTGCCGCAGCTGTTGCTGCTCCTTCAAGTAAGTGAATGCTACAAACTGCATTTGAAGCTGTTGTGTTGCAAAGATTAATATTTTTGATAATTGTATAATTACCAACTGTGTTTGCAACTGTATAGGCATTGGTAGCTGAGCCATTGCCGGTATATAGATTTTTTGGAACTAAATTAGCCATTTATACCCCCATCCAAACTAAAACTTCGTTATCATAAGTTGTTTCATTCATATCTTGAATGACTGTTGCATCAAGAACATGATCAACAAATGCACCAGTATTGTGTGCTGATGCATTAGAACCATCGTATCCGCGAGAAGAAACAGTAAATGTATTAGATGTTCTTGAAGAGACAAGAATTTTTTCCTCTGATAGATTTCCTCTATCAACTACAATCACAAAAGGATTATTCCCTGAAGGAAATGTAGAGGCATCAAGAACAGTAATTGATGTGTCAGAGTTGCTAATATTGGCAGCAAGTGTTGTTCTCAAAACACCACCACTAAATTCTCTTCTCAACATAGGCTCTCCTTAATCAATGCTGATATCAAGATCGCCAGTTGCGATTCTTAGTGTGTCTCCAGCATCTGTTGTCTTATTTGCCGTAAGCGTTCCCCAAAGCAATAAGTTTCCACTCGTTAAATTATCAAAAATTCCAATAGCGACAGTTGTAGCAGCAGGCATGTTCACGAAATCAATATTTGAATCATTAGAAGTTGCACCGCTAGAAGCAGCGGTGAATGTTGCGGTTTGACGAGCATACGAACCACCGGTAACTTCTGTACCACCACCTGTATCGTCAGGGGCCACTGTGAAGAGAGCAACATAAACAGCCGAAGGCTTCGTAAATGTTGTCGTACCCAAGAAGTGGTCAATCAGTTTATTCTCAAGATAATTAGAAAGATTGCCAGCCATTAATTATGCCTCCAAACTATTATAATACATTTGCTTTTCTTCGTCAGTAGGCAATCTAAAATTATCTAAAGCCAACAATCTTTTTGCCTCTTCAGCCGATAGTTCAAGCATTTTATTCTCTTGCGTAAAAGTAAAACCGTTTGATAATGCATATGCATATCCGCTTTCAAAATAAACAAGCATTTTATCACCAGCTGGGATCTCACTAGGAGTTGCCTTTTTTGGCTTACTTTGTTTTGTTTTCTTTGGAGCTACATCTTCACTTTTAACAACATTATCACTCATAAGTATCCTTTTATGTTGTTACGGCGGGGCGGAATTTCACCACCCCGCCGCAACAAAATTAATTACAGACTATCAGAGCGAACGCAGTTTGACGTTCTTTGCAATGACATAAGAACCACCGTTCTCAATGTTGCTTGCAAGTCGGACAAATTGTGTGTACTCAATCGTGTCTGTCTTGGGCTGGAACTGACGGTACACAGTAATATCTCTGTGAATACCAACAATTCTGTTGTTGGGGAATGTCAGTTCGACATAACCATGGCTACCAGCAGCACCCGAGTAGTCACCAGCGACTGTCTCCGGCATCAGCGGGATTTCCACCAGCGGAATGCCATACGGAGCAAGACCAGTTGCACCAGGGCCACCGTTTGCACGGATAGCACCGTTCATGAATGCCTGCTCACCAAATGTCGAGCCAGGAGCAGGAGCACCAGCAGTTGCTGCAGTTGCCGAGTTGGGGTTCTGCAGGCTGAACGATGTGTCCTGAACCAGACCGGGACCAGTGAAGAAACGCAGTTCATTGCGCTTCTGCAGGTACTTGGTCGGCATGTTGCGGAGAACGCGGTCGTATGTTGCACGAGACACGTTGTTTCCGGCTTCATCAACGACTGTGCCGTTGTTAAGAGCCAACTTAACGAAACCGTCAAGAGCCTTCAACAGACCGTTGTTAGACGATGTATTGCCATTGATTAAGAGGTCATCCATGTCATTTGCTGTCTGGCGAGCCATCACCTGTGCGATGTGGTCTTCCAGCGAAGCACCTTCAATGTTGTCCTCAAGCGACTCTGTGCTCAATTCCCAGTCAAGGCGAAGCTTAACGCTTGAAAGCGAAACTTTGCTGAATGTAACCGGTGCATTTGCGCCAGTGTCTGTTGCCTCAGTTGCCTTTGCAAGCAAACGAGTGCCAATGGACAGTTTGTCAATCTCCATCTGCGGTGTGCGCATGCGAACGACACGCGAATTACGCATCAGGTTGGACTGATCCACCACGAAATCAATAAAACGGTTTGACTGCTCAGGCTTGAGCAGACCACCGCTTGCATTGCCAACGACGCTCGTAGTAACTTCGTCAGCCTTTGCAAGAATCTCTTCTTGTGTTGCCATAATTGTTGTTCCTCCTTAATTACGACTTGTAACCCAAAGACTCAATCAGAGCCTGTGGGAGATAAAGGTTGTTCCATAGCGACTTGGGGGCAGCCTTTTCAATGACTTCCTCCTCATCGTCTGCTGGATCAACACTCTTTTTAACAGCGCCTGCGCTGGCGAGTTGCTCAACTTTGGCTGTCTGCTCTTCTAAAGCCTTCTCAGTTGTTTCTAACTTTTGAGTAAGCTCAGACTTTTGCTCTTCAAAATTCTTGGAAACCTCATCAATCTTGGCAGCGACATTTGCTTCAACTTCAGCCTTAAGCGAAGTGGCAAAGTCGTTTAGCTTCTGATCAATGACGGAACCAAGAGCTTCCTTAAGAACGTCAATATCCATTTCTTGTTCCTCCATTTGTTCAGTTTCAACTGCGGCCTCAGATTGTGAGACTTCAGCGTTTGTGAACTTTTCAAGTTCACCATCACTTGACTCCGAACTTAGCCAAGTGACAAACTTTTTGATTAACGACATCTTATTATCATTATCAACATTTAAATTATCCATAGGTTCAACCACCTTATCATATTGTACATCATTTAGCAATGCATTTTGGGCTTCTTTGCCAAAATCTTCCTCTACCAAACTGTCAATATATTTTTGAAGAGCCTCATCGCTTTCAAACGATATAAACTTCTTCTTTTCTTTTGTTTTTGCATATCTTTCCAAAAGCCTTCTGCCCTTTGCTGCCAGCCTAGCTGCATCCTGCATATTCTGAGGAACAGGCTCACCCCAAGCCGCTGCCGAAAGAGCAAGTCTTGTTGGCTCACCATTCGGCTTCTTCATTGGACCAGAAGGATTTGTAAAGAATCTTGTTAGGAATGAGCCCTTTCTTCTCATCTTTTCAGGAGTATTTGCTGCACCCTTAACTCCAGGTTTTAGATTAGCACCTTCTTTTTGTCTAAAATATCTTCTACCAGCTGCTGTTAATCCACCTTTTGGATCTTTAATCGGCTGTTTCTTTTCAACACTTTCGCATGCACAAACATTTTCTCCATCGCAGCACTTCAGCATATAGTCAAGATTATTTGTTGTTGGATCAAACTTAATAATGTCAATAACAGCCATTGGATTTGCAGGATTATCAACAAGGCTCAATTCACCAAGTTCATATTCTTTAATTAAAGAAACTTGACGACCATTAAACATTTTACCTTGCATCATTTCCTTCTTGAGAATTTTTCCACCAATGGAAAAAGCACGAAGAGTCCCGTCTAGGACTTTCTGCCAAGTATTCTCTGCGCCTTTAGAAATATATGCCTCAACTTGCATAGCATTATATTCTTGACCATCAGGACTTTTTAGTTTAATTGGTTTATAAGAAATAGCTTTACCGACAGCAACCGGTGCATGCATTTCTCTAATGTTACCTTGCCAATTCTTAAATGCTTCAACTGATGCATTGAAATCAACAACATCACCAACTTTGTCAATGTTATCTGCGGTTGCAATTCCACTAACAATTCTTTGTTCTTTCTTCACCATTGTAATGGGGAAAGCTAAATTAAAATCGTTCATAGTGTTTAATATATACTAGTAATATATTTATTATATAGCAAATTATCCTATGGCAAATACTGCCAAGGTAACGCCTGCTGTTTCAACCTGAAACTTTGTATAGTCTCCTTCGACTTCAACATAGTTCTTTCCCGCAGGAATAAGCACTTTATGCGGTCCACCATTCAATTTAACAACAGCATTAGTGCTGGAGTGTGTATTTAAAAAGTGGATGCAGGATGTGTGATGATTTGTATTCACTTCTCCGTCAGTGCTTGTAACTGCCGTAGAAGAATAAACAATACCCATTTCGTAACCCATTATTCTCCTCCTGAATTATCTTGGTTTTGACCACGCTCTGCTTGATCACCAGATACTCTTGGATCAGATGCACCTTCTGGTGTATCCGATCTTGCATTTCTTGGCTGAGAAGCTTGGTTGTTTGAATTGCCAACCGGGGCTCCTGCACCAGATTCTTTTTTAATCTTTGTTGGGAACGGAAGGACTTCATCACCGTCAGACCTTTCAGGTAGACCGAGTGCTGACCGAACTTCGTTCGGAGCAATGACTTCTGTTCTCAAATATCTATCATTAATTCTAGACTGGATATCTTCATCAATCAAGTCAATCTTCTTAAATCGCATTACAAAAAGATCCGAAAACTCAGCAACTATCCGATTAACTCTCTTTTCAATAACAGATTGATCTGGACCAACGACCTGCATTTTAAATGTCTTATCAGAGTCTCTAGAGACTGCAAGGTTTGCGTTATCATACACGCCAACTTTTGGTGCAGGCACTCTGTTGGCAACTAGAATTTCATCCCTGTTCGCCTTACGATACTTATCAAAGGATGCGTCTTGAACGCCAGCTTCAAGCTTTTCAAATCTAATATCGCTATCTGCTCCGATAGAGGCAGGGATAGGAATAACAAGAGTTCCATGATTTCTACCTTTAACTTCTTTTCTGAAATAATTAATTAATTCTTGCTTTGATTGATTGCTAAGCTTTGCACCCTTAACAATTACAGCATACCGAGGAATTGCCTTATTCTCAAAATAATCAATGTTATATTCTTTTGCAAACTTATCGCCAACAATTGCAGCAGCAGCTGAAACTGAAGAAGGAATACCGTAATATGTATTCTTAGGAGAGTAAATCTTAAAGTGAATAATCTCATTAGGTCTTGGATCACTATTGATTGGATCTTCAGTTTCTTGGTCTCCATAGTTTCTAAAGAAGACCGCCGAGATTTTATTGCTTCTTGCGATTTGGACAAAGCCATCTCTCTTTCTCCTTACACGGACCAAAGTTCCGGGAATATGACCGATATATCCTATCTGACCAGAATTATTTCTGCCAATTTCAAGATAGCCATTTCCAATAGTTAATACATCTTGCCAAACCTTAATCATTGTTTCAATAAATGTTTCTTCAACATTCACATTTTCAAAAATTTCATCAAGTCTGGCTTTTTCGTCTTGAAGCATTTTTCTAACACGCGAGACTCTTTCGGGATCACCCATGGCTTTTTCAATTTTTCTTTTAGCCTTAGTTGTTTCTTCAAATTCATAACCAACGCCAACAGTATTCATAACTCTTGCCATAACGGATGCATTATGAATTGAGCTTGAATCAAAAAGACCAGCCAGTGTATCTAAGTCATATGGAGGATTAACAATATCGTAAAGTGAATATCCATCAAGAGTTTCTGGGTCAATATATTTAGTTGATGTACCGTCTACGCCTTCAAACTTCTTTGAAAGTTTTGCTGCCCTTCTTTTCATTCTTGGAGAAAGAGTAGAGTATGCAATCTTTGCAAAAGGATCATCAATAACTGTTTTAGATTCTAGAGCCAGATATTCAATATCATCAATTTCTTGAGAAGCAAGATCGTCTTCTACATGAGTCATTTTTTTGTTCATATTACCTCAGATTATCAAAAACATCTTCATATGGATCTGGAATTAAACCGTTATGAAGTCTTTCTACTTGGTCATCTCTTTCGCCAGCCGTAATCTTTCTTGCGCCATGAACCCAAGCGAGTTCACCTTCTGTACTTCCTGTCCAGTACTTAACAGCCTCAGTGACACGCTTTTCAACATCTTTGTCACCAACAAAACCTTCAGCTGATAATATACCGTCACCATCTGATAGCGGTTTACCGTCTGGCATAATCCAAATACATACACCATAAGTCCTTGGGGGAACCCAAAGTTTCTTGTTTTTGACGATATCGCTGGTCATCTCACATATTGTACACCATTTTTGTTATAAAAAGAACAAAAATGATGAATAGCGGTACAGCTTTTCCCAATTTACATTAAAAGTAAACACTGTTAAGCACTATTTAATGGGGCAAGCACCAGTTGCGCAGTTATCAAGTTCAATTTCGCCTTGATTAATGCCATCCTGTAGCGGAATTGAGAAATCAATCTTAGAAAGAGTCTTGTTATACTCCTCTTCAGTGATTTCTTCATATGGGGGAAGCGGGAAATTGTGATCAACATGAAGAAGGAACGAAACCGACTTCACTGAATTGTCATAATTTTCTTGCAACCATTTTTTAATTTCTGGTAGTTCTTCCTTGCGATAGTAAACTGTTACAGAAACAGCATTATCTGCCCAAACGGTTTGCATCTTCTTGACCCACTCAAGCTGTTCAATGGCTGTCATCTCACTAGCAAGAACAGAGCCTTCTGGAGACTTGCATGGGAATTCAACAACATATCTTGTGTGATCTTCTCGACCATCAAGACCAACATCCCAAACAACCTTATATCCTCTCTTACGGCATGCCTCAACTAGTGGATCAGCAGAACCAAAACGAACACGGCGAGTGTAGTATTTTGCAAATGCTGGATGTACTCCAGGAGTTACACCCGGCAATAGCGATAGCGTTCCGGAAGGTTGAACTGTTGTAAGTCTAACCGATGGATTCCAGCCATGTTCTTTACTATATTGCTTATCAAATTTTTTAAGATTTTCATAAACATCAGAAAGCCAATTAATCTTTTCTTCTTTGCATTGCAAGATCCCAGTAATGGACTGACCAAGCCTTGCATTTTTCTGAACAATCTTACTTGTCTTATCGTATGGATAAGAAAGTCTTGTAACTTGTTTTTGAATCTTGTAGAGAAGAATTGAAATTTCTTTAAACTGTTCAAGAGATTCAACATTTGGCAAGAAAATTGTTGAAAGATTGCAAGACTCACCATCAGCAAGAGCAATCTCTGCACATGGATTAAATCCTTCAACAGAATTATCTTGTGCATGCTCACCAAGCCTACCAACGCTTCTTGCAAGCTTTCTATTCACAAGACCATATGGTTCACCAGAGCCATCATAGCCTTTCCATAGCTCTGCAACGATTTGATCATATGAATCTGCATAAATAGAATTATTACTATTTGCTCTCCAAGCTGGAATTGAACCAGATGACCAATTCTTTGCTCTCAAGAAAAGAACATCGTCTGGATCTCCGATTGCAATTTGTGCTGAGCGACGAGATGAGCCGGAAACAACAATTCTTCCAATGATGTTGCAAATATCCAAAACATCAACAGAACGCAGTTTCTTGCCAACTCTGTTATCCAATACTTTGCAAATATCTGCAATGCCATCAACGAGCGCGCCAGGACCTGATGCGGTTCCACCAAATGTTTTAAGCGGAGCACCAAACTCGCGGATTAAAACAGTTGAATATGTAAAGCTCTTACCTGTAATAAAATAGGATTCAAGAACTTTGTGCAGAAGCTCTCTCCAACCCTGCCTAGAGTCTGGAACAATGAAGTCGGCATCATTACTTCTTTCTGCCTTAACAAATTTAACTTCCTTAACTTTTGGCAAATCGTGAATCTTTGATCTTTCAACAGAAAAACCAACGCCTCCACCTAGCATCAAGTAATCAAAAAGAAGTTCAAAATCTTCAATCTTTTCAATATTTGTAAAGAAACAATTATTTAGCGAAGTGCCTGAAAATTTAGAAACAAGAGGTGTACCAAGTTGCCACAATGCGCGACCTGCGACTGTGCAACGAAGATTGTACATGTGATCAAACAACTTCTCTGCTTCTTCTTGGCTAAAAGGAACGCCAATCTCAACAGCGCCATCAATAATTCTTTTAATGGTTTCAACCCAAGTTTCGTTGCGGTCAAGAGATTCAAGCCTTCTGCTGTATGTTCTTAAATAAACAATTTCGCCAAGACCGCCAAAGCCCCAAGGCGGGGTCTTTGTGTTATAACCATTAATAAAATCATTTGTCAAAAGTGACATAGTACCTCCTTGAAAAAAATAGGGAAACCAATTGTATTAGATGAAATGTCCAGAGTCAAAGAATGTTACTAAGGACTACGCAAAAGATTTTTCGTAGAAATCCAAGCGTTCAAGAATCTTAGCAGCCGTAGCATCCCAAGACCACTCAGAGTGAAGAATTTTTGCTGACTTGACAAAAGATTTTTTCACTTCATCATATTCACTTACGACATCTTCCATTAAATCAAGAAGCTGTTCAAAATCTGGACTTGCCCATTCACCAGTGTCTGTGGAGAAATAATGATCATTCCATGTTGCTTTTGAATATTCTGCATCAAGTGGAATTGCATGCTCTGCAAAATCAGCACATCCAGTGAGATTTGTCACAATAGTTGGAAGACCAGTTGCAATTGCTTCAAATGGAATCATTCCAAAGCCTTCACCCATTGTAGGATAAATCATGCAGTGCGCTTTGTGATAAAGAGATACTAAATCATCAACACTGAGTGAATCAGGAATTGCAACAATTTGTGGATGCATTGATGCTGGTAGTAATCTTCCATTAATGTAGGCTTCTGCCATGCAAAACTTATCGTATTTAAGAATTAATCTAAAGTCATTATTCCCTTCGTAAAGTTCCAAAAATGCATCAAC